TCAAAACCTCGACATCAATTCATCAACGAGGTTAACTCTATCATTTGGACTTAATCCTAAACTCATAGCGAAATTTTGAGCGTTTTCAAAGTTATGCTCATACCCATTTCGTTCAAGAAACCCGCGATATTGTGTCCTTCTACTACTTCTTTCCTGAGTCTGTTGCGCAACATTCGCATAATAGTTTTGGTCTCTTCTTGGCATGCTATGCCTCCTGTTATCATTCCAAATGTGAAGTATATTCATTTTATTTAATATGATTTGGTCCCAATAATGCCATTTACTACTTGTATCGGTGTTCGGGTGTAGGGTTCAAATCGTTTCGGGCAGGACGATATCCTATACTTTCAGTCTTACATGTGACTGGAGGTTTCTATGTGTGGACGCTTTTCACAGTCAATGACGCGTGAAGACTATCTCGCTCTGCTTGCTGAAGAAGCAGAACGCGATATCTCTTACGATCCCGAACCAATCGGACGTTTTAACGTCGCGCCAGGCACCAAAGTTCTGCTTCTGAGCGAACGTGACGAGAAACTCCATCTTGATCCAGTTATCTGGGGATACGCCCCCGGGTGGTGGGATAAACCACCACTAATTAACGCACGCTCTGAAACTGCGGCCACCAGCAGAATGTTTAAACCGCTCTGGCAGCATGGTCGTGCCATTTGCTTTGCTGATGGCTGGTACGAATGGAAAAATGAAGGTGATAAAAAGCAGCCCTACTTCATTCATCGAGCCGATGGCCAGCCGATATTCATGGCGGCGATCGGCAGCACACCATTCGAACGTGGAGATGAAGCAGAAGGATTCCTGATAGTGACGGCTGCTGCAGACAAAGGACTGGTAGATATTCACGACAGGCGGCCACTGGTACTGTCACCAGATGCTGCTCGCGAATGGATGAGGCAGGACGTTGGAGGGAAAGAAGCGGCGGAAATTGCGGCCGATGGTTCCGTACCGGCTGAGAATTTTATTTGGCACGCCGTGACGCGTGCCGTAGGGAATGTGAAAAATCAGGGCTCCGAACTGATACAGCCAATGTGATTACATCACCGGGCAATCATCAAACCCCGCGTTCCTGGCATCATTAATGATGTACGTGATCACTCCGAATATAGCGGGCGCAGAACTGTAACCATCATCATCTGCTGGCAGAGCCTCCCTTCTCCCGTTCTCCAGATTAACCAGGTGGGGCTGAGGATGAGTCCGATATCGCTTGATCCTGAATTCCCCGTCTATCGCGCATATCAGCAGCGAGCCATCACAGGGAGAAAGTGACGCATCAACAACAAGCAGCGCCCCCTGGATTATCCCTTCCCTGAAATGTGAACGCGATGCCCGCATGAAATAAGTCGCTGCTGGCTGGCTGATTAGCTGCTGATCGAGGGAAATTCGTGCTTCAACATAATCTGCCGCAGGTGAAGGGAAGCCCATGGCTACAGTCCTCCGTTTGGATTGAACAGCTGAAAGGTACGGTTTTCCCCTTCCTGCGTTGATACATCGCGGAAGGTTGTCACATACCACTCGATCCATTCGTTGGCCTGCTTCATTGTCCAGTTCCAGTTAACCTTGCTCAGTTCCTGGACAAACCGCTGTGTGGTGACGGTCTTCCGGCCATTTGGTTCCTGCTGTATCGAAGCATACCAGGCTATTTCAATATCGCTGCGTCGTGGCATCATTACGCCCTCTCTTGAATACCGGATAAAAACACAGTATAAATACTGTATATTCATCCAGTAAAGAGGCAATGCGCAATGTTCGTGGAACTCGTTTATGACAAAAGGAATTTTGATGGTCTGCCCGGTGCGAAAGATATCATTCTGTGCGAATTGAGTAAGAGGGTTCACCGTATCTTCCCCGACGCTGATGTTCGGGTTAAACCGATGATGACACTGCCGGCGATCAACACTGACGCCAGCAAACATGAGAAAGAACAGATAAGCCGTACTGTTCAGGAAATGTTTGAAGAGGCTGATATGTGGCTGGTTTCAGATTAAACGCCTTGAACCGTCATATTGCTTAAGTACAATCCGCCGTGACTGACCATCATTCAATACTCGCACTATCGAACGTTCGCCAGTCGGCCGCAATCATGCTCTTGCATACGGTGTGGTTGCGGCAACCATCATTTTTACGACTGGGCATCCTGCTGATTTTGCTTACGCTCGCGTTCAGCTTTTTCCATCGCCTCCCGCTCATCCCTCTGTTTCTGGTGCCAGATACTGTCAACCGGCATTTCCACGCGTACGGAAACGTACTGGTCGGAAGGAATATCTATCGGGTCACCACTGGCGTATCCGTCCCGTTCGTTACGTGCAAAAGCGGGAGCGTCAGGATGGGTACGATGATAGGTTTTCACCAGGACTGAACCATCTGCATTTACCTCATAATCGAGCCAGATAAGCGGTTGTTTGTTCCGGTCTGTCGGGACATCAAAACCACCATCAGGCCCTCCCCACCCCGCATCAGCATTCAGACCTGTACATCCGTTTATCAGGTATACGCCGACCGACAGGCGGGTAACCGTACAGCCCTCTGACTCCGCGTTTGTTTCAGCACGTCCGTCAGAGAACAATCTGACTACGGGTGATGCCGCTTTCAGCGTACCGTCTGCCGCTTTGGTGGTGTTGCCCTCTGAGTAAAATTTACCTAGCGGACCTGTTAAAGTCCCATTATTGAGTAAATACCAACGGCGGTTATAAGTTGCGCCATCCGTTGACATCAAAAGATGCCCCGCCTCATTCACGCCGCCAGTAGCGTCATTATACACCCCGACAGAAAACCTTAGCGTCCAGCCCGCTGTTCTTACATGCAACTGGGCCAATTTAGCTACACTGTCGCCATACATCGACACATCACTAAAAAGGCCATAATTCCCCATATCCGTATATCCGGTCGCGGGAACTGCAGTTTTGTAAACGTCCTGCACACTTCCGGCGGTTACTACATCACCGGTGGCAGTCCCGACATTTTTACCCGCAGCTGTACCCAGTGAAGATTTATCGGCTTTGTTATCCAGTGCACTCGTGAAGCCGCCCCATGCCGGGCCAGTATATGTCGAACCGTCAGGGAGTCTGACTGTAATGGTCCCTGTCCCGCTGAATACCTGCTGCCAGTTCTGTTTGTCGTAATTCAGCCCGCGCAGCGCTTCGGCACTTTGAGCCACCAGCGCTGCGGTGACCATATTCAGCGCCACACGAGGAACAGCTGACCAGGCTGCGCCAGATTGGGTTGGCCCGGTGTAATTGCTGACCAGCGTCAACGCTGTACCACTTTCCACGGACTTAACCGGAAGCGTATAGGGAACACCACCGACCGTAACAACAATAAAATCTCCTGCCTCCACCTCGGTGGTAAACGCGGTCCCACTGCCAGCGACCGCAGCAGAGTTATTCGTCAGGGTTAAGGTTCCTGCTGACATGTTATTTCCTCAATACATGGGGGGGAGAATCAGAAGTGGCATCCCGATGTTTTTATTAAACGTGGCATCCCACCCACTAACAAAGTAATTGCCAAATACGCGATTGTAAGCAGAGCGTATGCTTCCGCCTGACATTACGATTCCTTTCGTTCTGATATTCGCATTTCCACTAATCATTCTGACCTGTGTTCCTGTACAGGTGAGATGGCAATAACCACCACCTATATTCTGAAATGAATCACTTATCTGAATCGTTCGGTCATAAACAAGAGGTCGCTTCTGAGTGGAAAATGTGACCTGTCCAGCCGCGTTGGTCATAGTGATACCATCGCCCGCTACTGGTGCTGTCAAATTGAAAATTGCCAGTTCGATCGATACTGATGCGGGGAGGTCATCACTCCCACTGTACGATATATCCCTGACAATAATATTTGTACCGTCAAACGATACTGAAATATTAGGGTTATCCCATTTGCCGAATGGAATTCCTGACACTGGCAAGGTGGCACTACCATTAATCGTCAACTGCCCACTCCATGCGCACGTCAGTAATCGCGACTGATTTGATATTGCTGTGAAATCAGTGGAGTTTGAAATAAATAACCCCTCGTTATATGTAACAGCGGGTAGTATTTCAAGAAACGTGGCATCGAAATCCACGAACTCACCATTTCTGTAGCCTTTCTTATCAAAATTAATTGTTACCGATGAATTTCCATTTCTGGTTATAGCCGACATGTAATAAATATTCGGTGGGTTAGTGAAATTCTGAATTTTAACTGGACGAGTCGAGATAGTTATCAATTCAGAACCAGTAGTCAATGTTAACGGGACATCATATCCTGTACCCTCCCCCACACCACGCTGACCTGATGTTGCCCCACAATAAGACGGGGCACGAAGCCCCGCAGTAATTGCCATAACCGGACGACCATCGTTGTAATCAATAAGAATTCCTTCCGGCATTATGACCACCTCCCGACGACGACCCTGCCACCACCAGGAAGATTAACTGTCACTCCATTGCCGTTGATAACAACTGTGTTATTGGTACCGTTAAATGAAAACTGGCCGCTGTTCGCATAAAACTGTCCATGAAATTCACAGTTCCCGTTTTTGTCGATATTCCACCCAGCCCCAGAAGGACCAGGGATGAAAGAGGTGGACCGGATATAGTTGCCAATCTTGGCATTGGTGATACTGCCATCCTGAATTAGTGCATCGCGGATAAATACTTGCCCGTTATAGACAAAAAATGCAGCAGTGTAATTTCCCGGATCACTTCCGGAATAAATACCAAACTGATCAGCAGCAAAAACCACTGTGGATTTATAGCTGTTTCCATCAGGTTCGATGGACATACCGAAACCAGTATTGTATTTAATACCATTTCTTACGATGCCCATGTTCAGCGTGTAGGAAGCTTTGGCTGTTCCGTCGCTGTTCACCACAGCAGTCATTTTCTGGTTTACCGCAGAGGTCAGACTGCCATCAGGTCCTATTTGAGCCTGGACATAAGTGGATAAGTCAGCGAGCCCCTGCTCAGCAGTAGCCACCGTGGTTTTTACGACCAGAATATCAGCGCGTACCTCCCCATATTGTTGATACTGATGCTCAACGCTGCCATGGTTAGCCAGCGCATTTTCCATAATGCCTTCCAGGTCAGTATCAACCCCGGCCTTGATATTCTGGAACGCGTCAGAGTTCTGAATCTGATCATCTATGATGTCAATCAGCCCGCCCGTGTCCATAGAACACAACGCCGGAACTTCGATAAAACCGGATGCACCAAAGGCATTTATCGTCCTGATGTACCAGTAATAGGTATGTCCAACCTGTAGCTGATTGCTGGTCCAGGTCGTTCCCATCCCCTCGCGACTGGCATTCGCTTCCACGGTGGCTGTTGAGGTATTGGGTAGTTTTGTTTCGCCTGACGTCCAGAAATCAAACTGCGTGGAAACACTGGTAATTGCAGCCAGACGCGGGATCAACGTGACGGCAAAGAAACCCTGCTCAATATCAACATGGGAAGGTGCTGGCGGGGCTTCGATACTGAATTCCAGATATCCTTCTGGCGACTCGGCTCCCATCTGGTTTACGGCAATAACGTGGGCTGTGTAGGTGTTTTTCGGTAACCCGGTAAGACGCGTGAACGTCCCCGGAACCTGGACGGACATGACCATTTGACCATTGCGGCGAATGATCACTTTGTTGTAAACCACCTGCCCGATATTCTGCCAGGACAAAATGCCCTGTACGACCTGACCGATTTCCTCCACGGTATATTTCAGGTTCTGCGGCTGCGCCACACCGCCTGATGGCAACTGAGTAAACGGTGGTCGCTCGATCGGTTTACCGACGGCATCGCCCCAGACATCTGCTGTTTCCTGCTTCAGTGTCAGTTGCACGCCATTCTGAACGCCGAACTTCCAGTCCGTTACCCGCATCTCAACATTCACGATACCGATAGATGGGAAATTCACCTTCACGTACATTCCCGGGCGGTAACGGTATCCGCTCAGGTTCAACGTAACGTTCATGGTTCTGGCGATGCGGGTGCGCTTTAACTTCACGTCAGCCAGTCGCTGGGCCTGAAATTCAGAGGTCACAAATCGCAGCTTCATATCCTGCGATATTTCCACGCCGTCTTCTGTCACCCATTCACTGACAGACACAGAGGGGAAATCCGCTTCGGTATAGCCCTGCTGTGGATCGACAAATGTCCCCTTGATGGTGTTAACGCGTTCCGCCTGAGAGACTTCCGGCATGATTTCAATATCACCGGCCAGCTGGCTCTCAGTGATCACCTCTGTCGCAGGGCCATAATAGGCCCCGACCAGAAGACCATGTTTACCTGCGGTATACGTTACATCCCCGGCGCAAGCTGCCAGCATTCCTTCCAGAATACTGACCTTGTTTTCACTGAGATCGAACTCACCGTTAATCGTGTAACGCTTCTCAACGGTATTACCGCCAGTAATCACATCCTCATCACAGATGTTCGCCGCTTCCTGAAACTGGTCCCAGAGAATATCGGTGTCGGGCACTTTCAGGTAATTGCGGTAATAGTCCAGGATAACCAGCGCAGCATTATTGCTGTAACCCGTTAAACCGGTGCGCGGGTCATAAATAGCCCGCCCCTGCTTTTCGACCTTGATGTTAGGGATACCTGCCGGGAATTTTTCAGCATTGAATTTCAGGGATACCCGCAGCCAGGTGATCCCTTTCCCGATCATGTCTTCTTTCCATGACGGGCAGTTTTCAAGCATGTACGGGTCTGCCGTCTGGCGATTGGTGTGCAGCTCGAAAAAGGCATGCTCAGGATAGCTACTGATCGGCTCATCACCCAGCCAGACAGTCTGCACACCGGATAACGGATGCCCCGCCAGGGCGATGGCCAGATGCAGCATTTCGCCATCATCCTGTTCGCCAGCCTGCTCTTCGGAAAAGAGCAAAGTGCCCGCCGACGTTGAGCGACCGTAAACAACGGTTTTGGCACTGGCCGCAGCGCGCAGAACCTGTTTGCGTTCAGACGTATCACGGTAGGAATTCAGCGACGGGGTCTTGGTCAGAGCCTGAGTGGCAATCTGTGCGGCGACGGTGATAACCATCGCAATGGCATACATTTCATTTGCCGCCGCCACACCTGCGGCAATGGTGGCAACAATAGGAACAGCAGCAGGCATTAACGCACCCTCCAGACACTCAACGGTTTAATCCGCAGACTGACAAGACCATTTTCGCCAGGAACCCATACAACGCCGGAATACACCACCCCGGCGCATCGCGCCCCGGCATTTTCAACAACGGCAATATCCCCACGCTGCGCCAGTTTCACCGGCACTTCGTCGAGATAACGGGCCAGCACCTTTTCAAGCGAACCACCGCCGCGCAATATCGCCTTTTTCGCCCCATGTTCGCTGTCGTAGGTTCCGCGCCAGCCTGCCGCAAAATCCTCTCCACACATGGCCTGAGCACAGTCCGCCGCGAACAGGCAGCAGTCATGACTGCCCCATAAAAAAGGCCGCTTTTCAGCGGCCCTTATTACGGTAATTAATCTGTTATGCCAGTCCGGATGCTTCATGCTTCCTCACTTATAGGTAAATCCTGGTGCATCTTTTTTACTGCCCCAGTAAATCGAACGTTCAGACATCTGTGCCACATACCGGAATATGCGGTCGCCGGGATAAGCGGCCTGCTGCGATTCATCGGTATAGCGATCGGGGAAAGGGCGCTGCCAGTCTTCAAAAATATTACTGATGGTGTACTGCAGGGCGTTTGTCCCGCCAGCGGTCGCCCCTGTACTGGATACCCGCCCTTTGAACAGAAGATCGGCAACCTGGACAACACCGTTATCATCCATGGCCACCAGATAGATTTCGGCATTTCTGCCCACACATCGCTCATTCAGTGTGGTAGCAAAGAGAGCCATATCCAGACCAGAGAGGGTCATTTTGACCTGCGTCGGGCTGGTCGTGCTGGTTTCACTGGCATCATCAACAGAACCCATGCGGCCCATGCCGTAATAGACATAACCACCAATAACCAGTGTCCCGGTACCGGAATGCACATAGACGGTACCGGATTCAAACTGAATATTGGCGGCGATCGCGACCGTCACCCTGTCGCGGGATAACCAGTCCACCATCGAATCAGAAAACGGGGAATACAGCATTAAAATGCCTCCTCAAGCTCCAGCGTGTAACTGGTAAAAACACCCGGCACGCGGTTACCGGCACCCTGCTGGTTATCCTTCAGTTTGAAAATGCCGTAGGGTTTCGCGACTTCAATGACAGCATTAGCAGGAGGCGAACTACGCAACATCGGCGCAAATGCAATCATTGCGCTACCGTTCGCCGCGCTCGTCACGTCGGCTGTAACCATCTTCAGCTCATCGTTAACAGTGAAATAATCGCCCTGTCTGAGCACAACTACTCCCGGCGTCCAGCCCTTACTCTGAAGCTGGGTTCCGGTCTGATTAGCGCCATCCACAACGGGCACGCCCGCTGGCGTTCTGCCACTTCTCCCCCAGTCACGAACTTTTACCCTGCCATACTCTCCATCAAGCGAAGCCACCAGAGCATCAATGCGTCTGGATTTTTCATCTGTCAGGTTATTGAATGTCAGGGAACATACCCAGCGGGTGCCGGGGAAGCGTGCTGTCTGTGATGACCCATTGAAGGGGGAACGGAAGGTTTTGGTATTACTCTCTGGTCGCCAGATCAGCGATGCAGGACAGACATCTTCGGGCCATTCAAGCGCAGCCATACTTCACTCCCGTCTTATACACCAAGTAGTCGCCTACCCTGTCCACGATTAGAAAAATCTTCGAGCATTGCCTGACGAGCCTGTTTGGCGCCATCATTAGCTCCTTTTCTTGCCGCCTCTTCCATGGCTTGTTGAAGCGCAGCATCTCCATTACCTGAAATATTGAAATGCTGAGTGATGTGAATTTCTCCATTACCAGTTGCTGCTGGCTGACTGCCAACCATGCGAACACCCAGCGAACCATCAGCTGATCGTGTCAGCGGCATAATGGCTTCCGGCCCCGCCTCCCCCATAAGCCCGGCACCTTTTGCAAAAGCAAAATATGTCGGTGTGCTAACAATGCTGTTGCTGTAAGCGCTCAGACTTTCAGAAGCATACGCTCCACCTTTCGCATTTAGCTTTATGCCTGAAGCGGCAGAGTTATAAGCGCCGGAAGGAGTGTTACCAGATGCAGCTCCAGCGCCCGCGCCAAACATACCGCCAATTGAACTGAAAAAGCCGCTGTTACTGGCTGAGCGCAAAGAATCCACCAGCATCGCATTGAGGATAATTTTCTGCATAGACTGAAGCACCGAACTGGCCCAGTCTTCCCAGTCAACCTTATTACCGGCCAGAGCATCGGAAATATTGCCCACCAGCCCTGACATTGCATTATTCACCAGGTCGGCAGACTGAGATGCATAATCAGAAGCAGTGTCAGCCCAATTTGCAAAACCTTCACGCATACCCGTTGTCCAGTCACTACGCTGAGCGTCAGAGGCTGAGTAGTAAGCTTCCTGATCTCGTAACCGTTCATCGAGATAACGTTTATTCAGTGCCAGCTCCTGACGGTATAGGTCCTCCGAAATATCACCTGACTGGTACTGCCGCTGCAGCTCAACGTTCTTCTGCTGAAATTCCTCCCGGATGCGTAGCATTTCCTGCATACGTTCACGCACTCGGCTTCCCTGTCCATACCCGGTAAGTTCTGCCTGGTTAGATGCTCGCGCGCTGGCGTTTGAGTCAGCGAGGTTGGCCTCATACGCCGCTAATTGTTCGCGGATTTTTTGCTGATCAATCAACGCGGCATTCTGCAACAGGGTTTGTTTTTGTGCCTCGGTGAGAGACGTAAGCTCACCCTGGCTAACCTGGTATTTCAGTTTTGCCAGTTCGGTATTCTGACCAGCCAGAGCGATTTGTTCTTTCTGCTGCTTAATGAGTTTGTCGTAAGTATCAGCCGTTTTTTCTGCATCCGACTTACCACGACTCTGCCGATTGCTATCCCGAATAGCCTGAAGCTTTCGTTCTCCTTCAACAGATAGATTTATATATTTTTCATATTGACCAGCAGGGAGATTAAGGTCAGACGCTTCAAATTCTGCCTGTCTTTTGGTTTTTTCAATCCCCTTTAAACCAGCTAATTCATTTTGCCGCTGCACTTTGTCCATAGCGGCCTGCTGTTTTTGGTCAAGGGTGGGCAAAACAGGACCTGGATAAGTAGGCGTTGGCATCGTCACTAGTCCAGTGACTTTGTTCAGCCGTGTATACATTTCCGTTAATGAGCCAACAGCACCAGCCATTTCAACGGTTTTATCTATTGCCTCACTAGTAATGTCGTTTATTAAGTCTTGAGTTTTATGACGCTTATTTAGCATCTGCTCAAGACGCCCCTCTTCAATAGCTAGTTCTGATGCAAATGTTGCAGCTTTTTCAGTAGCATCATTATATAGCCACGTCCCCTCAGAGGCAGACTGCGCCGCTTGTTTGGCGTTATAGAGTTGGTTTGATAACTCTGCAATTTTTAGTTTTAACTGCTCGATAGAATAATCTTGAGCGTCAAGTGAAATATTAGCTTGCCCAAGATTTGCCGATATCTGGGTTTGAGACATCGATTTTAAATTTTCTCTGACCTGTTCGATTGTGTCCGCATATTGGATAGCTGATTCACGAGCTTGTTCTTGCCGCTGGTACATTGTGTACCAGGCACCCGCACCAAGCATCAAAATACCTGGAATTCCTCCTACTAACGAAAGCAGCCCGGAGGCTCCGCTTTTAAAGAGATTCATCGCTGAGGTTGCTTTATTAAGAGCATCCTGAGATGCAGAAACAGCACGGTTTGATTGAACCAACGTCGCATTAGCTGCAATCATCGCGCGACGCTTTATAATAGCATTCTGTGTTGCCGTGGCCTCAGCGTTAGTATTTCTGGCAAGATCCAACTCAGACTTAGCAAGCTGATAAGTACGTTCTGCGGCTATAGCATCAGCAGCGGCTTTACGCTGTGATTGAGTTGCGGACTCGGCACGAGCGGCCGCAAGGGCAATTTCATTTTTACGGGCATCAATCAATTGCGCTGTTTGGTTCCCTATGCCACCAAACATTCCCCCAAGATATCTGGCACCGCCAATAGCAGCCAGTACCCCAGCTGCAGTAGCTACAGTGTCAATATTGCTTGAGACCGTATCGAGCACACTAACAAGGGCGCTAGTTGCCCCAGTGGCTTCATTCGCACCGCCAACCCATGCCATGAACGCATTCTCAACCTTTGTAGTCGCAGCTGAAACAGTCTGAGGCATCGCTTCATACTCACCCCTGAGTGTGCCTAATTGACTTACAAGCGCAGGAACTACCTTGTCAGCGGTTAATTGTCCGGCATCAGCCATTGCTTTAAGATCTTTTCTGGCAACCCCCATTCCCGCCGCCAGAGCACGGATTACGCGATCACCGTTTTCATTAACAGAGTTGAATTCTTCACCGCGTAAAACCCCTTGAGCCAGCGCTTGGCTGAATTGAGTAATAACAGAACTAGCTTCAGATGTACTGGCACCTGATAACTTCAACCCAGTTGATATAGATTCTGTTATTTTTAAGACTTCTTCTGAACTATATCCAAATTCACGCATTGATGCAGCGGAACGGGCAAATAAACTGGCATTATCTGAAAAAGCAGTTCCTGTACGCTGACTAATTTCCATCAGTGCTCTCTGGGATTCGCTAAAATCATCAGATGACTGTGATGCCTGTTTCAGTCGCGCATTCACTGAGTTCCACTCATCAGCAAGTGAAATTAGATGACCTGTAGCAAAAGCCCCTGCAAACGCGCCAGCCATACCCAATGCTGATGCTTTGGCGGTGTTAATCTGATTGGTTACTTCGGCAAGCGCTCTTTGTGTCTCGCGTGAAGCTGCTGCAGCCTGGCGACCTCCAGTTTGCATTACGCGATAATAATCATTACCCATTCGAGAAGCGCGAGAAATTTCTGTCTGAAAGGACTGAGAATTCGCAGAAATTTTAATTATCAGTTCACGGAGAGTTGCCATAATCCACCTAATAAAAAACCCCGCCGAAGCGAGGCTCACATATAATCATTTTTCTCGGTGGGCTATTTGTATCAATAAATCAATTTGAGCATCTTGCTTTTTATTTATTTCTTTAAGGGCTTCTACCTGTTCATTTGCCCTAACACTAACACGTAATAAATAAAAAACTATAATTAAATTGATTAGCCAACCAAAAACACCGAATACAACAAAAAGTGGCTCCATGATTCCTCCAATGATTTCCAGAGGTAATCGTATATCTGTAATTGAGCTGTGTGAAGAATTATTGCGTTGCGGCAATCAATGCTTTTTCAAGCCCTGCAAATGGATCGGCCTCTTCTTCAACATGATCACGCTGCCAGCGCAGCAGCATCTCACTCATAGTGGCCTTGCTACCCTGTGCATTAAACACAGCAGTAGCAATTTGCGCCGCCTGAATGTCACCACGAATGTCACCTATTGGACTGTGTTTATCAAACTCAGCCCACAGCCTAAGTTCACTGGCTGACATCACTCCCTGAAGCTCTGAAAGAGTGCGCCCCATACGGAGCGCTAGCGACATCAAAAACCGCATTCCGGGCTGAGCTACTTTCCCTCAGCCTCCTTTTGATCAGTTGTCAGGTTGAGGGCCTGACGAAGAAGACGCGCGTGGACTGGACCATAAACCGATTCAACCTCGGCAAAATCTTCCTTACTGAACACCGGTTCGCCATGCTCATCAAACAACACATCGATAAAAAGCGTAACATCAGCGCGTAGATTACGGTGTGCCCGTTCAGAGATAGATAACTCGCCTTCCGTCTCTCTCGGTTTTATTACATCCTGCCAGTGAAGCCATGCTTCTGCTGATGGTTCACGAAGAACAACTTTCACGCCATCCCATTCCGGCACGATTACATCAATATGGCGAAATGCTGACGCCCTAGACAGCGCCAGTTCTTTAAGACTCTTAGCCATTTTTTATCCCTGATTAAAGAAGATGATTTACGCTACCGTTACGACGCAGGTTGCTGAGGTAACTTTTCCAGCAGGTGTGGAGGCGTCGGTAACTTCACAAACGTAATCACCGGCATCACCTGCAGCAGCGTTTGCCTTGTTGAACGTTGCTGTCGTCTGTCCACTAACCGCGCTGCCGCCTTTCTTCCAGACATAGGAATAAGGCGCTGTTCCCCCGGTAGCCACTACCGTCAGTGACAAAGCCGCACCAGAGGAAACGGATTTGGTGTCAGGCAAGTCGGTGGTAAGGCGCAGCGCGTTATCAATTTTCGTCGGCTTACCTTTCAGGCGTAGTGAGAACGTTGCAGCCACCACGCTGTTTGTCCCTGAAGACCAGGTATGCTGACGGACTTCAGACAGGAACTGGAAGCCAATACCAGACGGGAAGACAATCCGGAAACCATATGTGGTGTCGTTATCGTAAGCTTCACGCAACGCATCCTGTGCCGGGTTAACGTAGAAATTACCGGACATGGAGATTTCTGACTGAGCGCCCAGGCCGTTGATGTTTTCCTGCTCGGTGGAGCACAGCGTGGTGACATCAATGTCCTGCTTCTGACCGCCAGTAAACTGGACTTCTTTGATAGTACAGTGCAAATCCAGCCAGGTTGCGGTGCCAATCGTATCCAGTGTCGCTGGCGTAGAGGTAATCTGAATTTTAGTACCCTGCGATTTTTCATACAGTGAGGACATATTTGTCTCCTGAAAATAGAAAACCCGCCGTGGCGGGTCTGTGAGTTAATGGATGAGTCAGACAGTGGCCTGAAATTCCAGCGTCGCCCGGTAATACCGGCTCTCTGGTTCATAACCAGGGGTTTTGCTTATATTGGTGGGATTGAGTGGCTTAACCACCTGAAGCGCCATCTCACAAAGATTCCGCGCCTCTTTGAGAGTCAGTGAGTAAACATCCACCTGAACCGATATTCCGGATTCGGCCTGTCCGCAAAGAACATCGGCGGTCACATCAGAAATAAGTGAAAAAATTACCCATGGTGGCGATATCGAGGGCTGACCATCACTACCCAACGGCGCAACGTAAGGATAAACCTGTCCACTGGCCAGAGGCCTCAGCAAAAGATAAAGGTCATCTTCCGTCATTTACTCAGCACCTCATCAATCGCCTGGTTCATGCGTTTCATAGCGACTCGCGTGGCCAGTTCTTCGCGCGTATCAAACGCAGGACGAACAAAAGGATGTGGGGGCATATTCACTGTGCCCATTTCGACAAATCGCCAGTAAAACGCGTTGCGTCGATCGGAGGCTTTCATTGAATTATCGCTGTTACCCGTTCGCATGTTTCGACCACGAATATGAACACCGGATGAAATATCACCGCGTTTACGCGATCGCTGCGTCAGCACCACAACGTTTTTCTTCAGCTTTCCGGTTCGTTCAGGCGCTCTTACTATCACCTCGTCTTTCAGAACCTCAGCACCAGCTCGAGTGGCATCACGCAGAACTTTGTTGTTTTCGGCGCGGCTCAGTAATTCAAGATCGCGGGAAATCGCTTCAAGGCCAGAAAAATCCAGACTGATATCAATCATTTTTCCGCTCCATTTTTACAGAGTATTTCCAGCCTGGTGGCTTTACTGTCGGGTATGGGAGGACCGATGATATTCAGTACCGCGCCTTTAAATGGACCTGTCAGCACTTTTAATCTTGAAGCAGCAGTCACATCACGCCGGAAACGGACCCACACCCGGATCGTTGCCTGAGCCGTTTCCGCACCCGATTGCAACTGCTCCCGGCCACTGATGCCCAGCACCTCCGCCCATATGGTCTTTCCCTCCTGCCACTCTTCAACCGGCTGGCCTGTCGTATCGCGAAAAGAAGCAAAGTTCAGGATAGTAACGCGATGGCGTAATCGACCTGCCTGCATATTCCCTCCCTACAGTGGTATGTATCGGTACGGTTGAAGCAAAGACTCAAAACCAAACGGGAAGGTGGTAACAATATTTCCGACATTGACTGGTTCTCTGTTTTCAAACCAGTGCCCAACGAGAAGCATCAATGCCAGGAGGATATCGTCAGCAATACTGAGTCCATCAGGATCTGATTCAGGTACCTTGTTTTCATACAGTTTTCGGTTGATGTAATTCTCTGCCATACGCCTTGCAGCACCGTAATAGAGCAACAACATTTCATCTTCCGTTGTATCGTCAGCATCGATCCGACACTGAGCCCTTAGCTTCTCTATCATTTCGCTCATCGTTTTTACCCGGCCCGCAGCGAACTGCGGGCATAAAAAAACCGCTTACGCGGCATCAGGAGACAGCAAAAGTGTTGATTACGGCGCCTTACCCACCAGCGCTTTGATGGCCGCTGTATCTTCCAGCACGCAGTCGAAGCGGTGGAAAGCCAGGAATGCGGTCTGATCATACTCCGCGTAACGCTCAACCAGACGCTTCAGGGTCATGTAGGAAACACGGCGAACAATGAAGCGATTGAAATCACCCAGGAAAATAAATTTCTTACTCGCTGCCACGGCATCAATCGCCTGATCAATTACATAGGGAATACCAAGAACAGTTGCCGGGGAACCACCAACAACATCCGGTAGCCAAAGAGGGCGCTTCTGATCATCCACCATCTCTTCAATTACCTGAAGAGTGCCGTCATTAAATGCCCAGCGGAAACTTGGACCACCGCGATATGCCGGATCGATCGCATGCTTCAGGCTGTTCATTTCCTGCCAGGTGAATGTTGCGGCCGCCGCCGCAGAAACAGTCCCGGTAACTGAAGCCGCCAGTCCTTTAGGTTGCTGAGGTGTACCAGCGCCGGTACCCTGCACGAGATATTTGGCTTCACCGCGGCCAATACGCTGCGCAATACGTCCAGCCAGGTATGCTTCAATATCTACACCGCTGTCCTGCAGCAGCTCATTGGAAACGCGGATAATTTTGGATGACAGTTTTTTAGCCCCCAGGATTGCGGTGCCGAATGTCACATCCCCCTCCGTTGCTGCAGCGTTTTCTGCGAGCAGTTCCCCCTCTTCAGCAGTACCATCAGAAGTGGACCAGGTAATATCCTGACCGTTTGAAGTATTGAGGATTTGCGCAACGCTCACGATCCCGCCGTAAGCTTTCATTGCATCAATGATGGTATTACGCATCTGGGTAGGGACCGTATAACCACCTTTATCATCAGGTGTCGTCCCCTGCGCACGAAGTTCTTTAACGGCCTGACGTTCTTCAGCAGTCAGCTCACCGAAGCCATGGCGCAGGAGGCGATCGAATGCTGCAGCGCGGCGCACTTCTGCCTGCATTTCAGGACTATCCTGACGCTTGCGCTGTTCAGGCTCCTGTTCATCAACAAAAGACTGATCATGGCGGCGCAATTCTTCTTCACGAGCGATACGCTCATCAAGCGCGTCCAGTTCGGATTTTGCGGCGTTCCACTGAGTGCGCTGCTCTTCGGTCCAGGTGGTATCACCAATTTTATCGTGCAGAGCACGCATATCAGTGGCGATGGTATTACGTTTTTGCTTCATTTCATGCAGTTTCATGGTTTTTCCTTACGCGTTAAGAAGAGTCAGCAGGCGCTCACGCGCCATTCGTTGATTAATGGCGTTATGTAGCGCACCACTGTCGCGCGCCTCCTGCCAGGCTTTCATCGATCGGACGCCGGAATCGGCCTCCTGATATGCGGGATAGGTCACCGGACTGACATCAAACAGCCGGGAAAACTTTGATATTTCGCGAATAACTACCCCTTCGTCGTCCTCATACCAGTGCTCACCATCACGGGCGACTCGAAAGGCAAAGGACGACTGGTTAATGTCACCGCGAAGCATCGGAGCCAGCACCAGGTCGCGAATGGTTTGCGTATCCGGCGCGGTAATGTCGTAACGCAGACCGCGATCATCTACAGACAGTGACAACGTTCCGGCAGCGCTACGACCAAGGATAAAATTAGGGTCATGGTTAAACAGCCCGCGAACATCATCATTCAGCACATCGTCAAAGGCACCGGGTTTGATAATTTCGCGAAACCCCCAGAGGGGTTCAGAGCGACTGTTAAACACCGATCCATAACCCAGAATGCGGGTGGGCTCATCGGTGCGTTGCTCAGCGCGAACCTCCCCGCTATAGCAGCGCGTTTCACGGTCATTCATTGGTTTTTTCCTCGTCGGTTTTTGGTGCCTTAAAATCGTCTGTCGGGTTAGCCGCGTTCACGCTTACCAGCATTTCATCCAGGCCGTCTACCGGGTTCATATCTTCGAAGGCTCGCGCCTCGTTGCGGCTCATCCAGCCATCAGTGATCGCAAAGTGGTAGAACTGAGCACGCTCCTGCGGGGTTCCGCGTAGCAGGCCTGTCAGGTTAAACCGGACGTAATACCCCGCCGCCAGCTCGGCACGGGTGAACAGTCGGCGGTTGAGTTCCTGCTCCCAGTTAGCCACCCACGGCATAATCGTGTAGCGGACAAACTGAATAGCCTGCTGCGTAATATTTGAGAATGTGGCTTTTTCGAGGTCGTTAATCATGTGCGCCGGAACATTGAATATCCCGGCAATCATCGACCGGTTCAGCTTCGACATATCAATGATCTGGGCATCGACAGGGGAAACAGTCAGAGCTTTGTAATCCAGCTCTGCCGGGAGAAGCATTGTTTTATTCTCCTGGCTACGCAGCGCTACAACTGCCTTTTGCCACATGCTTTTTAAACGCCCCCAACTTTCATCATTCAACTGGCTTTTTACAGAAATGATGCCGGCTGGTCGGGCATTACCACTGAAGAAAGAACTGGTATATGCCTGGCCACTCATCCCCATACCGATCGTCTCGGCGTGTTGCATGATCGGGCTGAGTCCCATTTTCTGGTTATTGCCGAGCGCCCTGATATGCACCATATCGTCTGGGTTTATAGCAAACGCGCCTTCTTCGTTGTAAACCCCATAGGTGTAACGTCCCCCTGTGTTGAGTAGCGTTGTTTCCCACGGCATACAGCACTCCAGGCCAGAAACCTCACCGCGTCTGGAACGTTTTACCCACGTAAAGCCATTACCCCAGCCCAAAATATGACGTTGCTTTAACTCGCGCCATTTGTAGCTGGTCTGCCACACGTTCGGCTCATCGTGCACCAGGTAGAACACAGGATGGTCGCGCGCTGCTTCAACCTTGTTATTGGTTTTACGCATCACGTGTAGCGGCATCTGCGCAATATTTGACGAGATAACATAAATACAGGCGTAAACAGCAGCCAGTTTCATCGCTGTTTCCGGGCTGACAAAAACATCTCGGGCAAAAATATTGTCCGTTTCTGCTGATTCTCCAGTAATTGGCGTAGAGGGATTTTCCAGTGGTTCATTGCGAAACAGGGCATCAAGCAGCATTTTTCCCCCTCATTGCGACCACCAGCGCATAAAGCAGAAGCAAACTACCGGACATCATCAGAGATGAAGCCAGCCCGAACTGGAGATAGACGCCAGCAGCGAGCGAACCGAAACCTGCCAGCCCGATAGCATCAGTCATTAATGTTTTCATAGAAGTAAAAGGTCTTCGTCAGGATCGAGTGTGGACAGGAAGTCAACTTCACCACCACCGTTAACAAGCAATCGACTCATCGCAATAAACATTGCGACAGGACCATCGATTTTGTTTTCTGGTGTGGACTTGTTGGGGAAAATATTCTCGTTTTTGTCTGGTTTGACGGTGACGTTTGACATCATCCAGGTCATCACAGGATTGCCGTCGTGATGAAAACGTCCGGCGTAAATTTTCGCCTCAACTTCCTTCATTGCTTCAGACAAGTTTTTTACCGTCTGCGGGACTTCGACAATCGGCACTCCTTCAGCTGCTACCGACAAAGCAAACTGAGTGGCGCTCCACGGGTCGTATGCAAACTCGTTCAGCGAGTCGCCGCGCGCCCATTCAATTGTTTCCTCTTTAATTACTGCATGGTCAACGACATCACCATCTGTAAATTCAAGGAAGCCAGCGAGATTCCATTTTCTGTAAAGGTCAGCCTGCTGCCTGGAACAGGCTTCCAGGCGCCCTTCAGGTATCCAGAATCGGGAGCGAACATAAACATCGCCATTTGGCGCGAGCCAGACTTTAACCGCAGCTGAAATATCAATTTTGTTCGAAAGGTCAACGCCGAGCCACATTGACCAACTGGCAGAAGTTGAAACTTCCCAGGAATCACGGCATTTTTCCCATCGGGCCATGTCCATCCATGCCTTTTCACCCTGCACCCAGATATTGAGATGCTTGGTAAAAAAGCCGACCCGCGCTGCCACCTGCTCTTTCGCCTTTTTAGCAAGGCGGCGCATATCATCCCAGCGCTTACAGACTCCCAGACCGGGATTAGCTTTCGGCCAGTTTGCCTCATCGAAAGGATCGTCACCCTCATCCAGGGTGTAAATCAGCGCAAAATAGCTGTCATCCTTAATTGAAAGTGGGTCAGGGTTATCAAAGTTTTTCAGGACCTTAATCGCATAATCACGTTGCTCGTAGCAGATACCTTCTTTATTAAAACCCGCAGTAGTGATTGCAAAAATAAGGGACTGAAGGCGTGCACCTGTCGCTGTTTCCAGAACTTCCCAGACATCACGGGTTTTATGTGCGTGCAGTTCATCAACGATCCCGCAGTGAATATTCAGGCCGTCGAGGTTATTAGCATCACTGGCTACAGGTTCGAATTTTGAGCCCGTCCGTTCCTGATGAATGTTCAGTTTATTGCTGCCGAACAACCGGCCCAGAGTTTTCGGTGCCAACTTGATCATGCGCTTCGCATCATCAAACACAATGCGGGCCTGATCCCTGGTTGTTGCTGCGGAATAAACCTCAGAACCGCCCTCACCGTCTGCACCAGTCATATAAAGCCCGATACCAGACGAAAGCGTTGATTTGGCATTTTTACGCGCTACTTCGTCGTAGGCGGTACGAAAGCGACGCACAAACGTGGGGTCGCCATCGTCGTCAAGAATACTTTCAAACGTTATTTCATCTATCAGCGGGACGACAAAACCAAAAAGGTTAATCAGGATGAAGGTGTGCCAGTCCATCAACTCGATCGGTTTGCCGGTCAAATGCCCCTTCACATGGGGGACGAAGTTATAAAAATCGAGAACGTGCTGAGCGCGGCTCTCATCAAAATAAACACCGCGCTCAGGGCCGTGCTCTAAATCATGAAAGAACCGCTGGCACGCAAGCCGTACCAGTTCGCCAGCAACGATATCGCCAGATACCACGCGCTCGGCGTAGCGGAATCCATCTGCAACGGTTGCCATTCATCATTTGCGCTTTTTAAGAAATTCTTCCAGTGGGTCGGCTTCTGCCGGGCCTTTTGAACCAACCTTTGATCGGCTGGCAGGTGTCATGCCGAATTCACTCAGCATTGCTCTGATTCGCTTCCACGCATCAGCCTTCATGACTGCTGCGGGGTGCGGTTTAATCATTCTGATTTCCCGTTCTCCTCCTTCGTCTGAATCTTCTTCGCTGTAGATGGCATAGGTGTAACCTTCCCGATCAAGCGTGTCGCAGTGGTGCCGGTATTCAACATAGGCTTCTATCAACAACTCCAGCGCTTTAGCATCCAGCGTGGTCAACACACCGACTGCATCGAGTTCATCACCAATACGCTTGAACCAATACTTACCTTGCTTATCGAAATGTTTCGGTATTGGGGGGACCCCTGAAGGGGGTTTTGGCTCGTGCTTATTGATCGGCCGTTTGGATGGGTTCCCCTTCACTAAAGCCAGATGTGTTGGGGTTTTCGGTGGTCCGGGCATAATCGAAAACTCCTATTAATCATCAGATGGGGACCCCAAAAAAAGTTTTCTAACCTGCGGCGGTGTGAAGAAAGGTTAGGCGGCGGTCCTTTGACCCGTCGTTCCTGAACTTTCAACCCGCCCTCCCCCTCGGTCGATTCAAATGAGAATTGATGTCATTTGAGTCTTTCAACTGCTGTCTTCGCCCTGTGGCAAGGCTTGCAGAGGCTTTCGAGGTTGGAAAGGTCATCGGTCCCCCCATTTGCTTTGGCGGTGATGTGGTCCACCGTCTCAGCGGGTGTATACCTTCCATTTCGCAGGCATTCCTGACAAAGGTGTTTATCCCTGTCGAGAACGATTGGCCGCAGCCTGTCCCACTTGCTGCCATAACCTCGCTGATGCCTGCTCTGTCCTCGCTGATGCTGCTGCCAGCCTTCGTTAAGGTGCTTGGGACAATAGCCTGAGCGTTCAGTGGTTGTGCCAGAGCAGCCACGCTTGCGGCATGCTCTCGGTATTAACGCAGGCATCAGGCTAACCTCCACGCCCGGCGGCGTTCTGTTCGTGGTACTGAGTCAGGGTGACGCTCAACCGGTTCGCCATCTGCATGGTCCACCAGCGACCAACAGGGATAAACGACAACGCCACCATAAGCATCGCCCACGGCATAATCGGCAGGCTTACTGCCGTCCCATTGAGACAGCACACGGCTGATGCTTTGAGGCGGTATGCTGTAGCACACGCCATGTATCAGGCGTTGCAGCATAATGAAGTCAGACCTCACCTTATCCGCATTAATCAGGCGTTCAGCTATCTGCATTTGGTATTGCGGTGGCCGCCCGGTGCCTAGATAAAAACTAAGCATGTCGCCAGGGAAACGAGCCAGCCAGCCCGTAAGCTTGTCTCTGAATCCACGTACAGGCAGCGCGTCGTCTTCCAGTACCACCACCCGGCAAGGCTGCTCAGCAGCCCATTCGATAGCGCGCCGGTGATTCCAGTTAGCCCCGTGATTCCCTTCATCGATAAGAAGGTGCGCGCCAAGTTCACCAGCCAGCAATGCAGCTGAGGCGTAACGGGAATGATGGCCAACCACAACAAACTTCACTTGTGTTTCCACCATGCGGCCTCCTTACCGATACCATCAGTTTTGAAAACGGTATGTACCAGAGGGCCGGTGACCAACCTGTCAGCGAATGACTGCGCAACGATACCGAACGCCAGCATGTCACCCACCGCTGCGCCAGCCTGTTCTTTCTTCCAGAAACGATAACTCTCGATCCGGTAGTAAAGACGGATGATGCCATGAGCGAACGCCATCACATCAGCGCGGGTGCCTCCCAGAAGACCAGCATTAAGCATCACATCGCCGCGGTGCGCTTCAATGAATTCCTGATAGATACGCTCAGGATGATTCTGTTTCGCCCAAGTGTCGGCGTAGATCTTCGGTTCAGAACCGACGTAAACATTCCCGGGCTGCATTTCTTCCCACGGTGCGCGGAGCATTTCGACATCGGTACCATCGGTACACCAGACGAACCGGTATTCAGGGTGATCGCGCAGGTGCTGCCAGATATGCAGCCAGCGCCGGAAGTAGACATTCATCTTCACGTCAGGGACGCGATACAACTCAACATCTGCCGGTGCCGTCTGCAGCTCATCCACCAGCGCAATACGGCCACAATTCCGAAGCGAGGTAGCCCACCTGGTCAGCATGTCTGGTACGGTCGCCATTTTCGTACCGCGCTGCGGGTCTGGCTGGCTGGTAAGCAACGTAGTGATAACCACGTCGCGCTGAGATCGATATTCGGCATAGCCTGTATATCCTGAATCCCGGCGCCGCCCGTAAATTACAGCGTTCTTTTTATCGAGCGCTTCACGTTCAGGCCTCGATATGCTGCGCGCGCCCTCTTCGTATTCATCCATTGAGTGAATCAGCTTTTCAGAGCCAACCACATCAGCAAACGCCCAGGACGTTAAACCAGCGTTATAAATCCGAAGCGCCAAATCAGGATGCTCATACATGCCTCGACCGTATACAGAATCGAATCCGCCAACCTTCTCAATGGCGCTGCGGTGGTAGTACAGCATCACCCCGCGCTGCCCGGTGTAAGCAATGTGCTTATCATCCTGGTACAGCACCGCCATATCCTTCAGCTTATTGCGTCCAGCCAGATCGAGGAACTGATAGGCAAGATGAGGCTCTGGTGATTCGATGTAGGGCAGATGCCAGTTATCAGCGATTGGCCAGGCGTCATCGTCCCACAAAAAGAGATGTTCACAACCGGCATCCATCAGGGCTGACAGGCTGGCGTTCTTCGAGGCAACAATGCCGAGTGATGTTTCATGGCGAAGCAGCTGCACGCCGTCAGGCACTACCGCAGCAGGTTTAGATCCATCATCGATAACCACCACCAGCGCACCGGCAGGCAGATGTCTAATGTGCTGTTCAAGTGCCTGCTTTAGAACGTCAGTCCTGTTGTGCGTTGAGACTGCAATTCCGATTCGCGCGGTAGAATTGCAGATAGGTGCATACTGCACACCTTCAATGAGAACCTGCATATATTCTCCATATCTGCGGTTGCTTTGTACGCAAACGTCACATAATCTCATTTGTCATCATGGTATATGCAAAAACAACAAAGGGTGAATGGTATGAGCCAACAGAAATATCTGCAGGATGTTATTGGTCCTAATTTGACAAACTACAAAGCATCGATCACTAAGTCAGTTAGACATATTTTTACAGCATTTCATGAATACTTCGAGATTGACCATTTTGTTCAGTCATTTGGAAAAATCTCTCAAGAAGATGAAGAAATAAAAATTGAATTCAAGGATTTATCTACAACGCTCAATTTGAGCTATCGACTCGTGATCGATGACTCATTCCTTCCAGAGGCCGTCATAACCATTAATTGTGATGAGTTAGAAGAACCCACCATACTTTTGGTTAAAGTTACTAGGTTAGGAAGAGCAATTATTTCGAATGATAATTTGAAATTTGATTCAGAATACTACGAGGCTGACTATGATGCTTCGTACCTGCCTGCTCAAATTCTATCAAGAACTCTACAGATTTTAATTAAGAATAAAGCCATTAGCATTTGAACAAATGCTGCATATTGAATATTTTAAATTCTATTGTGGCAGTTCACCTGCCACACTTTGTTATGCGCCAGGATGTCTTTCTTCGTCTGGCGGTCCATAACGTCAATATCATGATCCGTCAGGTAGATTGGCTTTACCCAGTCACAGGCGGTATCAACCACCACCGGGGCGCTTCCACGTGTCACGCAGCTCGCGATCAACATCGTCATCAGGCATGCGGTTAACAGTCTGCTGTACATCCCTGGCTCCTTTTGTTGTTTCTACCCGGCGTTCTGCAACGGCTTCAGTAGCTGCTGCTCGTTCTTCAGTGCGCTGCTGATCTGCTTTGGCTTCCGCTTTATTGGTGCCACGCAAATGGCCAACACCAAAACCACCAGCAGCTGCAACCATAATTGCACCAATAACGCCGATAATGATTTCTACAATGCTCATGCGATCACCTTTGGTTCAAATGAGCGGACGTTGATAGGCTGACCGTATGGAAAAGACCAGTTAAGCCATGTGAAGGTTTTAAGTTCACACATCCCGTCGAACACCTCGCCAGGATTAATATCGGTATAACTGCAAACGATATGTAATTCGTCACCCTTCTCCTGCAGAACAACCGTGTCCGTTTCCCAATGTGGAATGAGAAGAACTAGCCACTTAATCATGAGAGCACCGATTTTGCTTTGGCATAGCGTGTACGGCGGTCGTTAATTCCGTTCTGTCCACCATTGATGATCTGAGTGATGCGAACCAGATCACCGGAATAGCTCAGGCACCCGCTGGTGGCGTAGAACCATGCAGCTGAACGTGCAGCGTTGATATCCTTTTCCAGCAATTCAGGATTACTGACTAAATCCAGTTTTAATCCCGTTCCGCAGCGGCGGTAATTATCAAGGCCGGTAATCTGAATCAGCCCGCGTCCACGATATTTCCACCCATCGCCTGATGCTTTGTTACCTAGGCGATTGCTGTACACCAGATTTGCAATGGCTGGTTGATTGGCTACCTGCCCTTTTTCTTTGTCACGCCCAAGCATATAGGCCTGGTAGTTAGTAATTCGGCGTCCAAAGGTGGTCAGCAAAGCGGCTGGGGTGTAGTTGAAGCTCTCCACCAGCGCGGTAAATCCTGCTGATTCATGTCCTGACTGAGCAATAAACATTGCCTGGTCTTCAGGCTTAACAATGCCGAACTCTTTCATTGCCGCGTCAATGTGCGGAAACCAGCGCGTAGCTAACCCGGCGCTTACACCAGCCGCCTGTTGAAATTGTGATTGGTTCATTAATGCCTCAGAGTATCAACGAGACGCGCCACGTTCCCACGAGCCCACAAGACAGCAGCGCAAATAAGAAGGTTTACGATGACCACCATCCAGTGTGACTCCTGGTAGAGGCCAAACAGATATCGGAATGGAACGCTGGCATAAACCAGCACAACGAAGTAAGCCAGCAATGATATAGCGGGGCGATGTCTTGCCCCTTCACGCTGGTAGAACATCAGGACAAGGACGATGACCGCACAAATACCTGCATTCACCATCGCTGACGGATCACTTGTTACCATTGCTGGCCCCTCCTCCACGGAATCGCGAAAGAATACTGAACAGGCTTCCCAAATCCTGACTGTTGAAAAATGTGAGCACTTTTATTGTCATCGCAGCCACTACAACAGCACCAAGTGCGTCTAATGGTCTGTCACTGTATCCGGTAGCCTGTGACAACTTTGAACCAACCAGGCCAGCAGCAAGGACGCCAACAATGAATGACGTCATGAAGTAAGCAATCAATCGTACTCGTGTGATATTTGCCGCTGTCGCTACATAAAATACTGCACCAGCGAATGCGCCAAATACCACGCCATAGTCAATACCGGTTGCAAGACCAAATACGCTGGCTCCCATCAGGCCACCAGCCGCAACCGTAGTGCCAGAAACAGGATCGGACATTAATCCCCCTCTTATTGCTGTGAGTCCTCTCAGAACGAGGGGAAACAAAAAAGGCCGCATTAAGGCGGCCTTGGTAAGGTATAGTTTTTTTAAGATAAACTTTGATTGATATACTCATGACACCCAAAAATAAAGGCGTTTTGTGCATCAATAAATAACTTTTTTTCTTCCGGAGTAAAATACCCTTTTGTAAAACATACTTTTAGCGCTTTTTGAAGATCTGCCGTCAGGGTTATCAACTTACAACCTTCCTCATCAGGCCTTATTAATAGAAGTAATTTATTTTTACTTATTTCAGCGGCCTTTATTGGAACTTGAATCTCCTCAGGGAAAACACCCTTAGCCAATATATCCATATTCTTATTTCCGACCAGATGCCATTGCTCAAATGTGCTGGCCAACATAATTACGTCTGTCACATGCTCAGCGCCAGCAAAACGTATTTGTTGCGCCAATTCTTTATTAGTATTCAAGTGAGCCTGTAATGTGGCTAAGGCAAAATTTTCTTTGATTGCCCTGTATGCAACCCAACCAGTTATTCCTGCGGCAATAACGCCTGCAAGAGCAGTAATGAGTGTTTCAAAAGGAAAGGAAGAACTGATTTCAATTGGCGGTAATTTTTCTATTACCAAGGTCAACTCGCCAGTAGTTTTTTCGAAAGCGTACGGTACGTTTTGCCAAGTCATGAAGCCTCCTGAGTTTCAGAGGAATCATAACAAAAAAACCCGCTCAATGGCGGGCTCTTAATGTTGTGTTGCTCAGTTCGCTTTAACGTCCCGAGCCTACCACAATTTAAGCACCTTCTTGCTCACTCTGCAACTTAAATCTGTCGCTATTTGTGCCGAATGCGTCACAAACTGGAGCGTACAGGATCGATTCTGCAAGACTTAGCCAAGTGTCAATGCGTCGACGACAGGTGATCAGCGGCCAGTCAGGATGTTTAGCCTGCAGTTCATTGGCCATCTGCAGCTTGCTCTTTCGTAGGCGATGGCGGTCGACAATCACGCTATAGAGCGATCGGTAGTCATCATTCATCAGTACTGAAGCAATGACACCGTCCACTAACAACCCTTCTTCATCTGAACAGAACGCCAGGCCGCTTTTATTTTTGCTGTTGAGAATTTCACGCAGGTACGCTTCAAGTTCAGGCTTGGTGATACCCGCTATCTTCATCCGGCGTAGCGCTTCATTGATAGCTGTCTTGGTGATTTTCCCGGATGCCAGAAGCTGGTTAAACATGTTCCCACCACTACCACCGCCGATATAAGACCAGCGGCCCCACATGCGCAACTTACCCTGTATCCAGATGCTTTCCAGAGTACGAAGACGAACCATTTCACCAGATTTACCAACTTCAGAAGGATTAATCATTTAGCGTTCTCCACTTACGCCAGTACGCCGATTGCCAGCGCACGATCTATAACCCGAAACACCAGGACCAGTTGGTCACCGTATTTCGCTTCAAATGCCACAGGATCAGCATGCAACTCGTCGTGATGCTCTCTGCACAGAGGTATCACAAACAGGTCGTGTGCTTTTGTACCCATTCCACCCTGCCCATGGCCAATCAGGTGGTGGGGGTCGTCAGCTTGCTTGTTACAGCAGACACACGGCTGGGCCTTAACCCATCTCGTGTATTTCTCATTCACCCAGCGGCGACGCTTGGGTTTAAGCATGAAGGATTCCGGCGTTTCCGGGTCTACCTTCATCGCCACTATCTTTTTCGCTTTCTCCTGTACCAGTTGTTGGGCGGGTAATGCCGGAACAATATCGCTTTCACGTGTTACCGACTGGTTAGTCTCTTCATTCAGACGAAGGGCTTTATGGGCTACGGCTTCAGGTATCTCGTCAGCCAGGTCGTTCCTGACCATCCACCAGCAAAACTCCGGCAGCGTCAGAATGTGGTCCTCACTGAATCCTAATTGGCCGTTTACCACCTTCAGTAGCCAGGATACCAGGTTTTCGCGGGCTATACCCGCCAGACCTTCAGTGAACTGATCACGAATTTTTAAGTCACAGCCCCAGCACGTGCGGATTGAGCCAGGTACATGCCGGGTGATGGTGTAGTTGCGGTCGTGCCACTCGCTGTGTGGGTACTGACATTCCAGTTTTCTTTCGAGCCAGGCATCCAGTGAATTGAGTCCACCAGCACGATGTATGACCTTCTGATTTTCGAAGACATCACGCATTAACGGATCGTTCTGAAGTTCCTGAGTTGTCTCAGGCAGCAGGCCAGACGGTAACTCAGCCATAGACTCTGCCTGTGGCTCGATAAGAACACGACCATGTCTGAACAGATGCATCAGTTCACTGCCTGGGCGAAATATTACTACCCCGGTCATTGGTGCAACTTCAGGTGTAAGTAGAGCTCTCACTGTTACCTCAGGCTACGATATCGATAATTTTTAGTAGTTCACTAAACTTAGATTCGAAGAAATGTGGCTGTGTTTCTCTTGGGTTGGCTGGACTGGTGATGTTCTTCCCGTACATGCAACCTTTCGCAGTTAGCGACCAGAACTTTTTAACACCATTGACACCGGTGCGACTGTGGCGCTCTTTTTGCTCAACAATGCCAAGCCTGGACATCATGTGATAAACCTGATTCGCTGTGATGCGGATATTTTTTGCTTTTAGGAGAGCACTTAGTGACTGTGTCGGGCGACTGGAACCGTCCAGGGCTCCTGCAGGAGCATCAATAGCATAATGCGGCATTAGATCCGGTAAACCTGCGACCTGCTGAAGCTTTTGATAAGCGCCAAGTTTGGATGAGTTAGAAAGATTGAGCAGTTTTGCAGCAGATTCAAGCAAGATTACCCCAGCCTGAACACGATCGGATGCACCTGCAGATTTCCCTGATGATTGAATGGCATCAAACGTCCTGATCACTTTCAGATTGAATGCTGCGCTAATCCACATTGCGTATGAGTAAACTAATTCACGGCAAACATATGTACCCTGCAATTTCCCACCTCTAATAACACTTACTGGCTCGGGTACATCCGAGTTGCAAATTTGCAACTCGGTTATTAATTGCTCTGTTTGTTCATTTCGCAGCCAAAAAGCTGGTTTGTGTTTATCAAGTCCACCTGCTGCTCGGTGAAGATCATTGAGGCTATAACGACCAACAACGTCACGACTTACGGATACACCATCAATTACCATCAACTGATTCATAACCTTCTCCACTTATTGAAATGCGAAGCGGACTGCACCCCACTACGCCGGTTTTCGTATTTTACAGACTTAGAAATGTGCTTGCATTGTCACCTGTATGTTTAAACAGTTATTTATAGTGTTTAATATTAATTTCTACCCTTCCAGGCTTTACTACCGGTCCCCACTCGATGGCCATCCGTTTAACCTGACTGTCGTCTTCCCAGACTCTGGCATTCGTCAGTGCGTCGAACAGCGCTTTGTTGTAGTTGTCCAGATCTCGCCGTCTGTTATCTGGCGGGAAAAGAACTATGTTTACCTCAACGTTGACGTTAACTGGTTTTGGTATGCCGCCGTACTGCTGCACAACAGAGGCATAAATATTCTTCTTGAACTTCCTCCCCATCTCACTTATCAAATGCTTACCCTTTAACGCTCCACGATCAGGGGACCGGTAATAGGTGTTAACTGTTGGCGGGAACGGCAATGTTAATTTCATTGCTGAACACCTCTCGCTTCCAGCCATGACAAAGCGCGTTCTCTTGCATCACTATCACCGTTAACAAGTGACTTTATGATCGATATCGCGTCTATCTCGTCGTTTGATGAAATAACGGTAATCCCTCTGGAAACACCAGGTGCAACTGAGATAAATCCCTTCTTCGCTATGGCCTTCACATGATCAGCTGCCGCGTTTGGTGATGAGCAACCAATCAGCCCAGCCAGTTCACATATCGTTGGAGGGAATCCAAACCGGCGCTGATAGTTCACGATCGAACCAAGTACTTCACTTTGTCTCACGGTAAGTTTGTTCACCTCAGCGCTCCTTAATCCGCTTGTTCAGTATCCCGACTTCGAGGTACAGATGAGACGGCGTAAAGCCAAGCTGCTTAACCATCCCCATGGCACCGTTAAAAATCGGCCTGGCTATTTCGTCACAATTCATACCAGGGTTAGCCTTGCGTTTAGCAGTTATTTCCTCGTTGCATCTTCTGGCGATGTTACGAAGCGCGTTACGTGCTTCAACGTCCTGCATAAGCCACCTCCAGAAACGGAGCAGGTTTACCAACGTAACCAGGAAACATGATTACATCAGGGTTTTCTGCCTGATTTCCCCAGTGATGCCAGCCAGGAGCCGCACAGCGACTGAACAACTCAATGCGTGACACATCGCCGTATAATTTCTCCAAGCGGTGACGCGCTTCTGCTGGCTTCTGGCTGTGCTCGCCGAGTGGGCTGTAGATAACCTGTTTTATGCTGGCGTTCTGACGCTCAAGCCCTTTCCCTCTGGTGGCAATTAGCAGATCCTCGGTATTAGCGCGGGTATGGTTACCACCGTTCATTCGGGTCTGAGCGTTCAACAGGTCAAGGAAGTCGTAAAAGTCCTCTACTCCACCAGCCTGAAGCGCTTTGTTGATGTGCTGCTCAGCCAGTGAGTTGAACTTCACCCAGGTGAATCCCTTCATGGTTCTGACCTTAAAACCCCAGGCTTCAGCCAGTTCGATCGCTTCACGGGTATGTGTACCGGTGAACCACATGGCCAGAACGGAATCTTCCGCAGCCAGCTCCCAGACAGGAAGACGTTTTATGTCGATGAGTTTCATCGTGCCGTAATGGTTTTCCGCAGCACCATTGCTGATGGTGTTTCCGTATTCCCACGGCGGATCGGCGTAAATCAGTGAGTAGTCCATTAACGACCTCCCGAAAATCGACCAGCCAGATAGCATCCGTCTTCGGCAATAACCGCTGGTTTAGCCAGGCCAAGGCAGCGCTGACGTTCTGCCAGTATTGCTGCTCGCTCTGATTCAATGGATGATGCGCTGAACGCCTCCATGTAAATCGTCGCGGCACGGTGAAAGAGACCTTTCGACTCCAGGTCTTTCGCCGTTTCCATCAGGGCGCTGACTTCAGGAGTTGGTTCAAACACCTCGAAGTGGCAATCTGCTGGCGGTTCCGCGTAGTACCGAAACTGGCGACCGTCACGTTTACGGGTTGCCAGCCCAGAACCATACAGGCGGCAAATGGCGAGTTGGAGCCTGTCCTGGCTGAACTGGGTCAGACCTTCGATGATGTCCCTGGTCGTTACGCCGGGGTTCATGGCAATAAACATCTGGACCGTCTTCAGAATGCTCATCGTTACCCCCTGAACCCTGGTGGAATAGCGCTGTAATCAGTGTTCTTAAAACTGGGTTTGAAGATGCCATCCTCTCGGGCCCACTCACCATTCACCCTGGCGGGGCGTCCAGCTTTGTCCCAGTTATTTGCAGACTTGAGGTATCCCGGGAACTTGGACGGCTGGAAAAGCGTCTGTGGTCGCAGGTAATCAGACATCTTCAGGTCATCACCCCACTTCGCGTTGCAGTAATCCACCACCAGCGACAACTCTTCAACGGTGAACCCTTCGCCGATACGTGCACGAATGTTTTGCAGAGACGTGGTTGAAACCTGGTAGCGTGAGTTCGTGACCTGGTTCAGATGAACCAAAACCTGTTTAGCCAGATCAGTAATCAACACATCACGGTCTGGTTGCCCCGCAACCGGACAAGAGTCTTTACCTGTAATCTCTGTAGTACTCTCTGTTGTATTCTCTGTAGGATCATCAGTGCATTTTGACCTGATGACATCGGTTCGTTTTGACCTGATGGAGCGTGTCACTTTGACTTCTTCCATCGTGTCATTATGACCTGATGGAACAGTGCATTTTGACCTCTTCGATTCGGTCACTTTGACTTCATCTAAAAGCTCGCTTTCATAGTTGATTGTGTAGAAGTTTGTCATGTCGCGTTGAGACTTGTTCAGTTGCTCAATTTTGAGCACGCCGATGGTCTTCAGGCGGGTGAAGGTACGCTTCAGGGTCGACTCAGACCAGAACGGGAACTGCTCCAGCCACTGTTCTGTCGTGTTGTAAATCCAGCGAACACCGTCACGCTCCATGCCAGACGTTGTATCTTTCAGCCAGTAGTTAATCTGCTGCAATGCAATCGCCTCGTTCAGGCCAATGCTGTATGCAAGGTCAGGATTAATTACTATTGGCCTTGATGTCATTAACAGGCTCATTCGGACCCTCTATTTCCCTGAATTTACGCTGAAACTGTTCGAGAGGACTGAAACACTCATGCTCGTATCCGTCGCGCAGGTATATAACCCGTTGAGTTTCTGGCTCCCACCGGATAACCCTGACTGGGACGCCGTAGTTGTCTTTGAACCGTCTGTTGAGTGCTCGCATTCGACCTTCCCCGCCTGGCCGTTGAAATCACCTACAACCCAATCGGCAAACTGGTAGCAGACAGGCTCAAAGCATCCGGATACCATTACCCCATACACGAACTGCGCCGGACTTTTTCCACCCGGCATAGGTCGAGCAATAAGTTGCGACCTGCGGTACTGTGTTGTTACACTGTTCATGCGTTAGTTTCTCCACTGAATACGACACGCCACGACGCCAGGAGCTGCACACTCGCTGGCGTCACTTCTTTTGACGGCGGCTGAATAAGGCCACAATCGCGCGGATTTCTTCTTCACGTGCTGCCAGATGGCGGCGGTGATGTTCCTGTATCTCTTCGGCTTCATGCTTTTCAATCACTCCATCCTCAAGCGCCTTCTGGATAATCTGATCAACCTGCCCTCTTGCAGCTGCTGTACGCATTGCACGGCTGAACAAGTCAACACGATCAAGATCTTCCAGACTTGGTACGTCCACCAGCAGTGCGCCGCGACGCTTAGCAAAGTAGTCAGCAACAAATGACGTATTGGAAATGTCTTCCATCGCTTCCAGCTCGGTGACTTCAAAGAAACGACAACCGTTTTTCTCGTAAAGGTTGTTGTTGAACTGGGTTTCTGACATGCCTAACGCACCTGCCATAGCCTGACGGCCTCCGGGGTACGCCTTACACATCGCTTTCACTACTTCTTTCAGAGTTTGCTCTACCATCTTGTTTTTCCTTTGGTAGTTTTATTCACGCAGTTGGACCTGTAGACTTTTCGAAAACATCAGGTCGTAATTTTTCTTTAAGTACTCCAGTCACTCTCTCTATGTGTTGAGACTGTTTAATTGGCGGTCGTTTTTCGCGGTGTAACCAGTTCCAGACTTGCTGCTGCTTTACTTCTTTCCCAGAGCTTAAAGAGAGTTTCCGGGCTAATTCAGACTGGCCACCAGCAGCATTAATGGCCTCCGTTAGGGCTAACTGCTCAGGTGTCATAGTTTTCTCCTAGGTATGTAGATAAAAGTTGTATCCAAGTTCGATTATACAACTTCAACAACTTTTATCACAACTTTTTGGTGTTGGAAAGCTAAAACATAAAGTTGTAACCTCGGATTCAAAAGGGGGAAAGTTGTGAATACACTTGCTGATCGATTAAAAATTGCCAGAGAAAAGCAGGGAATGAGCCAATCTCAACTAGCTGACAAAATTGGCTTGTCTCAGCAATCTGTAGCAAAGATTGAGAACGGAGAGACTCTCCAACCAAGAAAGATCAAAGAGATTGCAAAGGCTTTGAATGTTTCTCAAAAGTGGCTGCAGCTGGGAATAGAAGAGAATGGTTCTCTATCCGATTTCGTAGTTGAAGAGTTGGAAGAAGCTAAATTAGATCCTGAAGTATTTGCCAATATACCTGTGCTTGATATTGAGCTTTCGGCTGGCAATGGATGTGAGGCTGAAATAGTGGAATCTATAGTTGATTCATTTCCACTAAGGCGTTTAGACCTAAGAAAATCTGGTGTTAGCCCTTCAAATGCAAGAATTGTAAAAATCTGGGGTAATAGTCTTCTACCAGTTTTAAACAATGGTGATCATGTTGCTGTAGATTTATCTCAATCAAAGCCAATAAGAGATGGAGATTTATACGCAATACGTGATGGAGTTTTACTTCGTGTTAAAGTACTTATAAATCAACCAGATGGTGGTTTAGTGCTACGAAGTTTCAACAAAGAAGAGTACCCAGATGAAGTACTCAACTTTGATGAAAGAAGAGCCAGAATTCACGTTATAGGTCGAGTATTCTGGTCTTCAAGATCATGGTAAGGCAGCAAAGAGCATCTCTTCAGAAATGATTTGAAGTTTCGCCCCCTCATCATCTCTGTATGAGACAGCTTTTTCAATTTTCCTCCCGTGGCTTGAGAACTTCCAATCACGGGATGAAAGTGTACCTATAACCAAATAATCAATTTTCTTAGTAATGCCATTTGATATCAGCCCATCACTATTTTTTATTAGGTCTTCCACATGCGATCTTTTACCAGCTAAAAATACGCCAGTTAAACAGAAAACTTTTCCTTTAATTTCTACTGAAGCTGAATGATTTAAAGGAAGCTTTGTAGATAGCCCCTCAACGACTCCACTTTCCAGATCACAACCGGTAAAGTCTACTAATGCCTTATGTAAGATTTCACTTTCTTCCGCAGTAATGACACCATCACTTAATATATCTTTCACCAAAGTGTATAGCTCTTTACCAGGATAGTTGCTTTTCAAAGCACCGTTCTGCGTTAGCCACCAGTCAAGATATCTAACTTCGTCCTCACTCAGCTTGCGATCTGATATCAATCCTTTACAAAGTCCATTTAGGAGATGTAAATCTGATTCGGTCGAAAAAAAATCCACATCTGGGATATCAAGAATTTCTCTCTGTATATCACTCAGATGTGTTTTTAGGTCGTCGCGTTCGTCATCTGTAACAATCCCATCTGATAGAATCTTAGAAACCCTTGCGCTAAGGCTTTTTATAACACCGTTGCGAATTGATTGGTTTGCTTCAAGTAACCAGGTGTCTAGATACAACACCTCTTCATCTCTTACATGTCCGTCTGCCAAAATCCCGTCAATAATGCTGATTAAATTAGCAAAAAGTTTGTTTCGGTTTTGTGTGTAGTTAAAAACATAGAGCTTGTCTTCCATACAGCCTCCTTTTTTCCTCATCCTTGCATTCAAAAGCCATGCAATCAAACCACATAAAGTTGTTGACATGGTGATAAATCACAACTAGATTACACCTTAAAGTTGTTATGCGTTTTACAACCTAACTACTTAATGTGCTGAATGACACTAATCATAACCTAAGTAAATAGTTACGAGAGAAGGAAGTAAGAAAGCTGTGTGGAGTCTTGGCGGTACCAGTACCAACCTTTGAAGTCCCTGGTACCGCCATTTTTACTCAACTGAAAGCGCGTTCTGTCCCTTGTCATTAAGTGCCAGTTCGTTAAATCCAAAACCAGCGGAACGCGCTTTCAATTGAGTGGAGAAACTAACCGGCGATTGCAGTCGCCCGTTTCACTAAGTGCCTCTTCATGGGGCATTTACTGAAACGAAACAAAATTTTTATTCGCCTTTTGGCGAGGGATTCGTGCAACCAAAATTCAGCGGATTTTTCCACTGGAGGACTAATGAACCACCTCGAATTTATTGAGAAGAACGTAAGGGAAATCCTTATTAAACAAGGTTTTTCCTCTTCAGTGGCTCAGGGGGGGGGCATGGCAAGCACTTGATTTATATAAGCGCATGTCACAAGCAAGTAAAAAAGGCGCGATTTTTGACGATGTGATGAGGCACGCAAAAGCCTGGGCAGATAAGCAGGTTTCAAAGTCCGAAGTCACAAAAAGAAAACGTGTCCAACATAAAGACCAAGGTGGCCTCTTTTAAGTATCTGGGCCAAAGAATTCAGCGCCGTGCAGGGCGCATATAACACGGAGAAACTAACCATGACGACCACACAGAACGTCACTGAGTTACAACCACGTATGACCAGAGAGCAACTGATCGATGCAGCCCGTAAAGCGGCCCCTCTCCTTCCGGTTGCTTACCGCGGGATAATGACCGAACTGGCTAACCGCCTTGATATCGTCAGCGTTGCGCTGTGCGAGTCAATGGAACAGCGTAAATCACTGGCCATCGAGAACACCGTTTTACGCGATGACGTTGTCTGCTGGGCCAAAGAGTGCGACCGCATCGTTGAACGTCATACAAAATCGCCGACCAATATGCACATGCTGGAGGCGCAGAGAGAATTACGCGAGTTAACTCCAGTAACCGATCAGGTTATTCGCGATATCCAAGCAACTGGCGTGGAAAAGTACGCAAACGTCACTATTGCCATAGGGAAAGAAGAGCAAGAAGAAAGCATTGTTTACGCTGGTAATCAGGCTCTGTTATTCGCTAACCAACTTCGTGAAGGTACTGCGTAATGGCCGCTAACTCATTCAAACAGATGTCCCGTGACGGGACCATCAAGCGCACCGATACCGGGATGTTTATCAGCCTTGAACATATCCACGTACGTGAAGGTTTCAACAAGCGTGAAGACGACGAACGCACACGCCAGGCAGATGACGACTTGTTTAACTATCTGATGAACGGTGGCACCGTTCCTCCACTGGAGGTTATTGCACGTGATGAAGGTGGTGTGTGGGTTGTTGAAGGTCACCGACGCCGTCGCTGCTACGCACGTTGTGCTGAAGCTGGTAAGCCAGTTGACCGCATTCATATCATGCCGTTCAACGGTAACGATGTGCAGCGTCTGGCTCGCATCATGACCAGCAATAACCAACTCCCCCTTTCCGATATTGAACAGGCTGCTGTTATTCAGGAGCTTCATAACGCTTTCAACCAGACCACCAGCGAGATTGCAAAACTGGTTAATAAGTCTGTAGCTACCGTTGAGAAGTTGCTAACTCTGAGTACCGCTAATTATGACGTGCAGCAGGAAGTTAAATCTGGTGCCGTGTCTGTTGATGTTGCTGTTGACCGCGTTCGTGAGTTTGGCGAACAGGCTGGTGAGGTTCTCCAGCACGATAAAGCAGTAGCCGCAGCCCAGGGGAAAACAAAAGTAACGCGCAGTTCTATCGCTCCGGAACTCAACATTAAAAGCGCTCGCCGTTTCGTGGAGTTAATGGCCATGGCGACGATCAGCGATGAAGGCGTGTTCACTTTACAAGGCACGGCACTGGCTGAAGCTCTGGCAATCATCGACGAACACAAAACCATTGCTGAAGCTCGCGAAACATATCGCCTTTCACAGCCAATCCCTACGACAGAGATTATCGGGAAAGTGCTGTATGTGAAGCTGGACGGTAAGGAAATAGGCTCAGCAATAATTTATCGCGGTAAAAACGTCACCCTGGATTTAGGCGATAAAAAAATAATCGCCAGCCAGTCAAAGGCTGTCGCCCACTTCGTTAAACAACACAAACTTCAGCAGGTACACACCAATGCAAACGATCAATAACCGTATGACAGAAACTCAAATTGCTGATCTCTTCAGCCTGGCGGTTCAGTTGCAGGTTAAAGCTGAAGAATCAGAAGATCGTGATACTGCAATTTTGGCCTACTCAATTCAAAACGCCTGCTCAAATTTAACTGAATCCCGTCGCGAGTTCTGGGCAGCAGACGCGACTATTAACAATCTTGAACTGAAACTCACAGACACGGCAGTACAGCTCGCTAACGCCGAGAGCAAGTGCATGGAGCTGGCGGCGGAGAATGCGGTTAAGCATGAATTCATCAAAACCTGCTTCCGAGCTGCTGCTGATGGGGCGTCTATGGATGGCGATGATATTCAGAAACTTGGTGAGCGTCTTGGTTTGTTCGGACGTGAAATCTACCAGCCAGTGCTACACGGTTATATCTGCGGACATGAGGCTGGAGAAGATACCGTTTACGTCATGAAGAAAACCCCAGCCACCGACGCTTTCCTGGCTGAAGTGCGGGCAAGCGCTATTCCTGAAGGTTACGTGCTTGTACCTCAACAAATTTTTCTTGAGCCATCTGATATTGAGTCAATTTGCTCGCAATGTGGTGATGGTCATGAATCCGGGTACGGTGATTTTACTGACGGACTGCTGTGGGTTGGCAATATTCAGCGTGACGACGGAAATATTGTCCACGGCCTGCATATCTCATCAGCCGATTACTCAGAGGAAGGCGGTGTAACAGTTTGCGAGTTCGCCGCCCAACTTCGCAAAGGAGTGCAGTCATGAGCAAGCCGACTGATGAAGAAATTATCCAGGTACTGGCTGAGCGCGGTAACTGCATGACCTACTTTGTGACTAACGTTCTCCGCCGCCAATTCTTGCCTCTCGATACAGCCTACGTGTTGCGCAGACTGAAGAAGCTGGAAGCATCCGGAAAAGTAAAGCGCGTTAAGAGCGTATACAAAACTCAACTTTGCTGGGAGGCAGCCCAATGACAGCACTCAACAAACAGGCGCTGCGTGAACGCTATTCTGAAAAGCCTGCGCCAAAGTGCCACATCTGCGGCTCTGTCATGACAATACAACGCGCCGGTGCTGGCAGTGTCGTCTACGGATGTACAGGCCGAATCGATGGGGATGGTGAAGGTTATAAATTCGAGGCTGGTAGGAATTTCGCTGATGACCATTACGCCCGATCTCGCGTAACTGAGTATGGCCCAGGTGGCGACCCTGACGTGCTTGCGCTGCTGGATGAGCTGGAAGCCTCAGAGAAGCGCATAGCAGAACTGCGAGACTGGAATGCGGGACTTGCGCAGGAGTCATTCACGTATCAGCAGAGGGTAGCAGAACTGGAATCACGGACGGTGACCGTTAAATTACCAGCCGATTACCGTAACTCTGACGGCAGCATCAACGCCGACATGTTTAACACCTGTGCAGTTGTTGGTGCATTTCGTGATGCACTTGCCGCCGCTGGCATTGGCGTTAAGGGGGAGTGAGATATGTGGCGAGGAACGAATCGCGGCGGTAGCCAGATGATACTCACTGCCTACGAATACGACCCAGAAACCAAAAAATCAAAGTCGGTTTACCTGCTACGGCATCACTGCAAAGTTAAGCAGACCATGCTTGAGCAAAAACTTATTGTTGAGAACGATGCGTTTGGTCGGTTTAAACCGATGGTCGAGCTTACCGACTTTCCAGAAAGATTAAGCGAACGAGAAGCGATGCTGAAGCTGGCCGACTGGCTACACCGACTTGGCGTGGCGATTGAAGATAACTGGAGCACACCATGACAACTAACAACCACCCGGCGCACGGTCCTGTATCACTCGATCGCCTGCACCAGATAAGCGAAATACTCAGCAAAGCAGCAGCACAAAGCGACGGCGGTAATCTCGGCTACGCAATGGCTGATGCTGTGAAGGTGATTGCTGGGGTGATTGCCCGCGAGTTGGAACGCCGTGAGCATGCAGCATGGTCACAGGTCACTTTCGGAGATGTTGGCCCCATTGGTCCGCTAAAGCACCTTTCCAAAGAAGCGCTCGAGGCTGCTGCTGAACCAGGCGACCTTAGCGAATGGGCTGACATGCAATTCCTGTTATGGGATGCGCAACGCCGTGCCGGTATCAGTGATGAGCAGATTACCCTGGCGATGGTAGAAAAGCTGGCAGTGAACAAGCAGCGCGAATGGCCTGAGCCGAAAGACGGTGAGCCAAGGCTACATATCAAGGAATCCGACAACTCGTTTGTGGCTCCGGAGGGGACAGCCTGCAAATACTGCGGCGGTACAGGTTATTTCCGTTGGAAAAAATCCGCAAATACCTTCCCGTGTCCATGTATGGGATGCGATTTGCCAGCAGCACCTCTGCAGGAGGTGAAGTGATGCCGCCAGTTAAAGTGGTTGTTATTACCGTGGTGATGCTAGCGATCTGCCAGTTAGTTTCTATGACGGGATATGGCATATGGTGAGCAAGCTAAAACAGCGTCGCATACGCCGACTGAAAGCCGATGTAGCATGGTGGAAATCTGAAGCTGAGTACGGTAAGGCGCGAGTGTTCGAACAGGCAAACGAAATTGCTGAACTAAGAAGCATGGTGATTCGTGTACCAATGCCGGTAATGGTGCCAGTAGAGATACTTCATCAGCTAAATGGGAAGGGATCGAAAGAATATCCATTATGTCGCAATTGCAACGATGGAACCCGTCACGGATGTTCATCGTGTGCTTACAGAATGAAGTAACCGGGTGCAGCCGGTTCAAGTGGAGAACTATCTATGAGCGGACAAATCCAACGTTTTCTTACTCCTGATGACCTCTATCAATTAACTGGTTATCGTCGCCCTTCCCTACAGTGTAAAGCTCTGAGGGATAGTGGAGTATTTTTTATTCCACGTAAGGACGGCAGACCAGGAACAACATGGGATCATGTGTCAAACCCGGTTGGCCTTAAGTTGATAGTGAGCAATCCAGAGGAAGAAGAACCAAACTTTAAGGATATGTAATGTCTAGAGCTCGTAAAAACCCTGAGGATAACTGGATGCCTCCCCGCGTTCGCCGGGGAAAATCTGCTTATGAGTTTCGTACAACAGATGGTCGTACCGTCAGGTTGTGCAATCCTGATCTAACAAAATCGCAGGTGTGGGCAGCTTACGAAAACTTCATAAACGATTTAAAGGTTGGTACGAACTTCAACGCACTTTGTGAAGAGTTCTTTAATTCCGGAGATTTCCACGAGTTAGCAACTGAAACGCGAAAAGACTACAGAAAATACGGTTCAAAGGTAAATGTGGTCTTCGGGAAAATGAAGCCAGATAACATCAAGCCTGAGCATATCAGGAAGTATATGGATAAAAGGGGTGTTAAGAGCAGGGTTCAGGCGAACCGAGAAAAAGCGTTTATGTCGAGGGTGTTTAGGTGGGCATATGAGCGTGGCAAAGTGAAGATGAATCCATGCCAAGGTGTGAAGCAATTTAAGGAGCTGGCACGCACCCGTTACGTCACGGACAAAGAATATGAAGCACTATTTAACGTTTCGTCAGTACCGGTGAAGATTGCCATGGAATTAGCCTATTTATGCTGCGCACGTCAGGGTGACATTCTTGATCTTAAAAAGAGTCAGATACTTGATGAAGGTATTCTAATTCAGCAAAGCAAGACAGCCGTGAGCCAGATTAAGGCTTGGACTGTGCGCCTATCGAATGCGATCGCCCTGGCTGATTCCCTTCCGTTAAACAGCGGCATGGTGAGCCTATACGTGCTCCACCAGCAGTCAGGTTCTCGTTACACCCGAGATGCATTTAATGCTCAGTGGATGAAAGCGAAAAAGTTAGCCGCTGAAAAATTTCCTGAGCTCGAATTTAACTTCACGTTCCATGATCTGAAAGCTAAGGGAATATCTGATCTGGAAGGAACGCTGCATGAAAAACAGGAAATATCAGGCCACAAAAATGCTTCGCAGACTGCAAGATACAACCGAAAAATATCTGTTGTTCCGGTCGTTGGGGGGCAGTAA